GGTTATCAAATACATGGTAAAACTGCTGGTTAAGTTCATTGACCAAATCAGTATCTTGGCCAAACTTGACTGACAGCTCATTGGTCATATCAACCATGGCCTTGCCTTTTTGCGCATTGCCAGTCAGTGTGAGCCAAATGGCGTTCATTTGGTCTTGCTGCTTATCATATTCGACGCCGGCCGCAGTGGCTTCCTGGATTTTTTCCTTTAAAGTCTGCCAGCCATTTGAAATTGCATTCCCGATGAAGCCGCCAGCCATGGACCCAACCATAATCTCCTTAAGATGGCTGAACTTATCGCCAGTTTCTGCTGCTTGCACGTCAACTTTTTTAAGCGATTCAGTGGCTTCGTCTTTGGCTTTGACCGTAGTCTCAACAGTTTTTGGAACAGAGCCAACGAGCTTTTTGAAGTCAATTACCTGGCCGTCTTCTACTTTTGCCAGCAGCTCGACCTGTTTCTCTTTTGGAAGACGTTCCAGTAGTGCGCTGAAGCCTTTTACACCCGCTTCTTGAGCCTTTGCTATGAGTTCAGTTTTTACCTCTTTGGGAAAACTGTCCAAGGTACGCTTAGCCTTATCCGTGTTCTCTTTGATGGACTCATCCATCTTATTTCCCGCTTGGCTGCCAAAATCATTTAATATTTTGTTGGCCTGGTCAGTATCACTGATCAATTGATCCTTACCCTTCAGGGCAACTTCAATAGAAATCGTGCCGTCTGCTGCCACGATAAAACCTCCTTTCTTTATTTAACTGCGCTAGATGCCCATGCTGCAAAGAAGTCAGCAGCATCCGATGAGCGCTTAGCATTTCGGTATTTATCCAGCACATAATAATTTTGTAATTCCACCAAATTGGCTAGCTCCTTACCATCAAGTCCCTGACGAGACCGTTGCCTAATATCGATGATGCGCATGAAATAAGACGAGCTGGGAAGGCCGTCTAGCATGGCACGAAACTTGTGCCAATGTAGCTTTCCTAGTTCGTCTTCCAAATCAACACCGTAAAATGCGCGAACACTTGACCATATCGCTGGAGCGTCCTGAGTATACGAGAAATACTCTTCAGGTGCGCCACTATTGACGACTGCTGTGGCTTCTTGGCCATTTTCTGAAGCCGTTTCGTCATCCGATGAGTCATGATATGGCTGCTCGCTGATGTATTGATTAATCCATTCAAGCGCTCGTAATCGATCAGCTGGGCCAACGTCTTCAGCGTTTACAAACATATGCCAACCAATGACGCCCTTTTGAGCATCGGTCTTGTCCTCACGATCAAGCAGTTCGAACCACCGCAATACGTTGTCAAACGCTAAATTCACACGATATTTCTTGCCTTTACACTGCCAGTACCACGCTAGCGGTTGAGTTAAGCTAATCATTGTCCTTGTTGCCGTCGAATGCTGGGTACTCTTTGTTTTCGGCATCCTTCAGCGCTTTTTCGGAGGCCCGTTTGACAAGCCCGAGCACAAACAGTAGTCCATCGGTGCTTTCGTTGAGATCGTGGTACAGCCGTTCAGCTTTATCTTTGCCAACCGTGTCTTCAAAGAAGGCCATTATGATGTCACGTTCTTGGCGGATGGTGTTTCTAACAAATTCCAGCTGTTCATCAACCGGCTTTTTGTCGATGCTATTGTCCTTTTTCTTATCGTCATCAGTTAATTGTTTGACGAGCGCGTTTGCTTTGACCCACGCTTCGCGCATTGCTTGCTGCGTCTTGTCGGAAAACCGGAATGTATAAGTCTCACCCTTATAACTCAGATCCTGCTTAGTGGTCAGAACTTCGTCCAAATTGATTACGTTACTCATGATTTCCTCCTAATGGCCGCCTGGGGTTTACCCATACTGTTGATTTCTTTGGCGACCCTGTCTTTTTAAGCGGCAGTAACATTTACTGCCGTGCTTGCGGTTTTGCTACCATCGTGTGTTGTTGCGGTAATAGTAGCAGATCCGGCAGACACACCGGTTACAACGCCACTAGGGCTGACAGTAGCAACTGCTGGGCTGCTGGATTCATAGCTAACAGACTTGTCCGTCGCATCTTCGGGACTTACTGTAGCCGTTAATGCTGTGGTTGCTCCCACTTTTACGCTTGCTGTTGACGGTGTCAGAGATAACCCGGACACCATTACGCTTTTGGGACCGCAGGAGTATAAACGGGCTTGCCGTTGAATGCCAAAGTGAAGGACATCGTCTGCTTTGCGCCAGGAGCACCGCCAGAAGTAACAATATTGCTAATAGTAACTGACCCAACAACAGTAGACCCATCGGCTTGCGTCCAGCGTGCTAAAGTCTTGAGATCGTCGCCAAGGTCAAGCAAGTGGCTAGCAATATAGTCCTGAGCCGGGTCGCCTTCCAAGCGGTGGCCCGTATAAGCCAACTGGAGACGCTTGCCAGTGACATCAGTAGACCCATAACCTTCGCCATCGTAATAGACGTCATTCGCCGTTGTTTCATTCAGAGAAGGCGTGAAGTTATTGATGCCGGCTGCCAATGGTGCAAAGGATGCGTTGGTAATATCAGTCGGATCCTTGGACCCCTTGGTATCGATCTCAAACTTGTTCTTAAAGTTCAAGTTAAATTCTTTATCTGCCATGAAAAATCACTCCTTATATTTGTTTGATGTAACGTTCAGCGCAACATCTAGGGTGTATACAAAAAAACCACGGGAATCGGCTTGAGTGATGCTTGGTTCAGACGTGGTTTCAATTTTATCAAAGTGGAAATCATCAGATGGAAGTTCTTTCAACTGCTTAACAAAATCGGAGACTAGCCACATGATTGTGTTGCCAAGCTGCTGGTCCTTGGTACGGATAGCAATTTCATAATACAGCCGAGTTTCTTGATTGCCGGCAAAGTCCTCATCAATCACCGACCCGTTTTTGGTCGGATAGATTGAAAGCGATTCATCAGCAGAAAGGAATCCCATGCTGACTTTTTGGGGCATGTCGGGAATCGTGTTAATTGCATCCGTCAACGTTTTTAAGGCATTCATAAATCCAGCCCCCTCAGATAAGCATCACGGATCCGCTTCATCTTCTGATCGTTTGCCTGAATCATTTTGTCCCAGTGAGGACCTGTTCCCTCAGTCGTGTAGCGATGAAAAGTTACTTGGGTGCCGTCTTTTTTTGTGTAGCCGCCGTTAAACTGAGCTGCCGCATAAGCACTGCTAAATTCTACGGATGATCCGTCAGGGGTAGCAGTGCCTCGAAGATCGCCGTGCAGCCGGGGGACAACGCCAGTGCTGTAGTCAGTCAGTTCAGTGGCGAGCTGAGTAGCAGCGGCTGTGAGTGCTTTGTCTTGGGCTTTTGGACCCAGCTTACTCATCAAATCAACGTCAACCGTTACTTTCACGCCCATCACAGCACCTCCAATTCGTAGCCCCAGATGTCTGGCTTGTCTGAATCATTCAAGACGTTGACCGAAGTAATGGTGTACTTGCGACTGTCGAATTCGGCAATGCCCTCTAGCCACGTATCATCCAATGCAGGCATGCCAGGGTTGGCGGCAGTCCGAATATAGATGACCGCGCTGGCGACCACTTGGCGATCGTTGTTCGTTCCAGAATAAACGGTTCCTCGGTCAATACGAACACGCCCCAGGCTCACTGGTGGACCATAAATGGGCTTTTGCCAATCATCATGGTCCACCACCTTGATAAGCACAATAGCGTCATTGTACGCCACCAGAAAGTCCATGTCATCGGACATATGCGACACCCCTATACAAGAGCCCGGTACCGCTTAATGCGGCGAGAGCGTCCGCGCTGATTGCCGACACGCCGCTTTTGTTGTTCGCCCATGACTTGGTGACTGTAGTCTTGCCGATCGTCTTGGTCTCACTAGTAGGCTTATTGATAGCCTGCTCGGTGGTCGTGATTCCGGAATCAATCATGTAAGCAATTTGACAGGTGACCGCCCGCTTAAACTTACTTGCACGAAGCGGCCACGGGTCAGCATTGATGTCGTTGACTTGGTAGAAACCGTGTGTCTGGTCATCTAGATATTCGCTGGCCAAATCTGCCAATTGATCGAAGTTCTTAGGAATATCTGCATCAGTAATATGCATTGCCTGCATGTAATCGTCTTTGTCTATATAGGCCATATCATCACCTCTCAAAGCCGCCGGGATTTCCCTATTGTGTATTTCAATGGCGACTAATGTTGTTGTTAATTAAAGGCGCTATTTACCAGA